AAGGAAAGAATCAAAAGGTTACTTAATAGCGATACGGATATCAGCGACGTCACTCCGTTAGACGATCTGGATACGCACCTAGGTGCAATAGAAGAATCCAGCGAAGTCATTGAAAACGAACCTTCAGTGGATAATTTTGATGAATGAAGCCGCTACAGTTTCCCTAAGAGACATCGAAAAGGCTCTGCCCATGATGTCGGAGACAGACATGCGGGTGCTGGAGAAGCAGTTAATTCATTTAGAGAAGCTTAAGAGTAGAGAGCTTAGCCAGAATAAGTTTTTAAAGTTTACACAGAAAGTATGGCCTACATTTATATCGGGAAGACACCATGCAAGAATGGCCGAAGCTTTTGAACGAGTTGCCAGAGGGGAATGCAAGAGGCTTATTATCAACATGCCTCCACGACATACTAAGTCAGAATTCGCTTCTTACTTGCTCCCTGCTTGGTTTCTGGGTAAATTCCCCCATAAAAAAGTTATCCAAACCTCACACACTGCTGAATTGGCAGTTGGATTCGGCCGCAAGGTAAGGAACCTTGTGGATTCTGAAGTATACAAAGACATTTTCCCAGACCTGAACTTACAAGCAGACTCCAAAGCGGCGGGTCGGTGGAACACATCCAAGGGCGGAGATTATTTTGCGATTGGTGTGGGCGGTGCTGTGACGGGTAAGGGTGCTGACATATTAATAATAGATGACCCGCACTCAGAGCAAGAAGCTGCAATGGCAGCGAGCAACCCAGAAGTCTACGACAAGGTTTATGAGTGGTATACGTCAGGCCCGCGTCAGCGTTTGCAGCCCGGTGGGGCGATTGTGGTCGTGATGACTCGTTGGTCAATGAGGGATTTGACGGGGCAAGTGATCAAAGCGAGTGCTTCTAGGGGCGGGGAAGAGTGGGAAGTTATCGAATTTCCGGCAATTTTGCCCTCTGGAACCCCACTTTGGCCCGAGTTTTGGTCGCTTGAAGAGCTTTCAGCCCTCAGAGAAGAGCTTCCTAATGCCAAATGGCAGGCCCAATATCAGCAAAATCCAGTTGGAAATGAGTCAGCCATCGTTAAAAGGGATTGGTGGAAGATCTGGACAGAGCAAAATCCCCCTGATTGCGACTATTTACTGCAGACTTGGGACACTGCTTTCGAGAAAAACAACCGTGCTGACCCCACTGCGGGCACACTTTGGGGTATTTTTTACAACACTAAAGACCATAATTTGCCCAATATTATCCTTTTGAACACTTATAGAAGGCGTGTTGAGTGGGTTGATCTAAAGAAAGATGTGCTCAAAGAATACAACGAATGGCAGCCAGATGGCATCTTAATTGAGAAAAAAGCCACGGGTGCGCCTCTAATATATGAGTTAAGAGCGATGGGAATCCCTGTCCAAGAGTTCACACCTAGTCGTGGACAAGACAAGATAGCCCGATTAAACTCTGTAGCTGACATCATTGCGTCTGGTAAAGTTTGGGTTCCCGAAACTCGTTGGGCCGAAGAGTTAGTAGATGAGATTGCTGCATTCCCCGCAGGTGAACATGATGACTTGGTGGATGCGACCACGCTTGCGCTGATGCGCTTTAGGCAAGGTGGGTTCTTAAGGTTACCGAGCGATGAGCCGGAAGAACAAATCTACTTTAAATCTGGCCGACGTTCAGCATACTATTAAGGATAAATCATGGAAAAAAGTTTATACGCCGCGCCTCAAGGATTGGACGAAGGGATTGGTGCTTTAGCAGGGCCTGATATTGAGATTGAAATCGAAGATCCCGAGTCAGTAAAAGTGGGCATCGGTGGGTTGGAGATCAACATAGGTGGTAAAGAAGCAAGCAATGGAGAGGTTCCGTTTGATGCCAATCTTGCTGAGTACCTTGATGATAGCGTGTTGGGGAGTATTGCCAGCGACTTGATGGAGCTTGTTGATGCGGACATTGCGTCTCGCAAAGACTGGGTGGAGATGCTCGTCAAAGGCTTAGAAGTTTTGGGGATGAAATATGAAGAACGAACAGAACCATGGAACGGTGCTTGTGGCGTTTACTCTCCGCTCCTCACCGAAGCTGCGATACGTTTTCAGAGTGAAACGATCATTGAGACTTTCCCTGCTGCTGGCCCTGTTAAGACTGAGATCATTGGAGCCATTGACAAGCTTAAAGAAGAAGCTGCGGAGCGTGTTAAAGAGGACATGAACTATGAGCTGACCGAAGGAATGCCAGAGTACAGACCCGAGCATGAGCGCATGTTGTTCAATTTGGGGTTGACTGGATCGGCATTCAAAAAGGTCTACTATGATCCTAACATTGGTAGACAGACTTCGATCTATATTCCAGCAGAAGATGTGATTATTCCTTACGGATCTAGCGGTGCACGCATGGCTGAGCGCGTGACCCACATCATGAGAAAAACTAAAAATGATGTGAAGAAGTTGCAAGTTGCTGGGTTCTATCTAGACGTTGATTTGGGTGAGCCTACTCAGGTTCACAACGACGTTGAAAAGAAGAAAGCCGAAGAGCAAGGCTACTCACTCACAGATGATGAGCGCTATCAGATTTGTGAGATCCAAGTTGACTATGATGTGCCCGGGTTTGAAGACGAAGATGAGATCGCTAGACCCTATATTATCTCAATTGAAAAAGGTACACATAGAGTTCTATCAATCTACCGCAATTGGAAAGAAAACGATAAGCTCAAACTCAAGAGAGACCACCTAGTACAGTATGACTATGTGCCGGGCTTTGGTGCGTATGGCTTAGGGTATATCCATATTATCGGTGGCTACGCGCGTGCGGGCACGTCTATTATTAGACAGCTCGTTGATGCAGGTACATTGTCTAACTTGCCCGGTGGTTTGAAGACCCGTGGGCTGCGTACCAAGGGAGACGATACACCGATTGCTCCCGGAGAGTTTAGAGATGTGGACATTGCGTCAGGCGCACTGCGTGACAACATCATGCCGCTCCCATACAAAGAGCCAAGCCAAGTTCTTGCTGCGCTCTTGAAAGAGATCACGGATGAAGGCAGACGTCTAGGTTCAATTGCAGATATGAATGTGTCTGACATGGGGGCGAATGCTCCTGTGGGTACGACGCTAGCTCTATTGGAGCGTCAGCTCAAGACCATGTCTGCAGTGCAAGCCCGTGTGCATTATGCGATGAAGCAAGAGTTTAAATTACTCAAGTCAATCATCCGTGACTACGCTCCCAAAGACTATGGCTACACACCAAACAAGGCGAATAAAAAAGCCAAGCAGTCTGACTATGACATCGTAGAAGTGATCCCAGTATCGGATCCAAACTCCAGCACGATGGCTCAGCGGATCATGCAGTACCAAGCAGTGATTCAGTTGTCAACAAGCGCTCCACAAATCTATGATTTGCCTTTGCTACATCGTCAGATGATCGAAGTGTTGGGTGTGAAGAATGCCGACAAGCTTATACCGAACGCTGAGGATGAGCAGATGCCCAAAGATCCTGTGTCAGAGAACATGGGCTTCCTACAAGGCAAGCCGACCAAGGCGTTTATATTCCAAGACCACGATGCGCACATCGCAGTGCACACGACGTTCATGCAGGATCCTCAACTTGCTGCGACGATAGGTCAGAACCCGATGGCTCAGCAGATGCAAGGGGCGATCATGGCTCACATTGCAGAACACTTGGCCTTCTCTTACAGAGCGCAGATCGAGAAACAGTTGGGCGTGCAGATGCCCGCACCCGATGCCAAGCTACCACCTGATCAAGAAGTTCAGTTGTCTAGGCTCATCGCACAAGCGTCCACTCAGTTGCTCCAGATGCACCAGAGTCAAGCGCAGCAAGCGCAGAACCAGCAGCAAGCTCAAGATCCGTTGGTACAACTTCAGCAGCAAGAGTTGCAGATCAAGGCCGCACAAGCCAAGACACAATCTCAGAAAGTTCAAGGAGACTTGGCGATCAAAGCAGCAGAGTTGCAGCTCAAAGCTAAGGAAGCTCAGTCCAAAATGGGTGAGACTCCAGAGCAGATGTCTCAGCGCCACATGATGGAGATGCAGCAAGCCCAGCAAGATCATGAGCAGAATCTGTTGCACACACATCAGACACACATGCAGAAGATCAGTCACCAAGCGCAAGATCATGCGATGAACGTGATGACTAAAGCTGAGCAAGCCAAACAAACAAGAGATCATGCCAAAAAGCAAGCGGAGCAACAACTAGAGTTGCAAGCGCAGCAAGCACAACAGCCACCCGGAGGAGCTGAATGATTGACAAAACACTCGAACATCTAATTAGGAAGATCGAAGAGATCAAAGGAACTTATACCGCGCCCATGAGTGAGGGCGCTGCGAAGGATTTTGGTGAGTACCAAAATATGTGTGGGGTAATCCGTGGTCTTGCCCTTGCACAAAGAGAGATAGCCGACCTCGTGCGAAACCTAAAGGATGATGAAGATGACGAGTGAATTTGATGTAAGTGCTATTGACCTATCCGGTATTCTGAATAAGAGTAACGAGCAAAAGGCCAAGCAGATTCCAGACCCCAAGGGATTCATGCTACTAACTGTAGTCCCTGAAGCAATGGAAGAGTACGCAGAGAGCGATATTGGGATCGTTAAATCTAGCCAAGAAGTTTGGAAAGAAGAGATGCTCACCCCAGTATTGTTTGTAATCAAGATGGGCCCCGAAGCCTATTCAGACACAACAAGGTTCCCAACAGGGCCGCGTTGCAAGATTGGCGATTTTGTAATCGTCAGACCCAATTCAGGCACACGCTTGAAAATTCATGGACGCGAATTCCGCTTGATCAACGACGACAACGTCGAGGCGGTAGTCGAGGATCCCCGTGGCATTACACGTGCGGCATAAGGAGTAAAACATGGCGACATTTAGAGGTGAAGACTTTAAGTTCCCCGATGAAAAGGGGGAGGATAAAAAAGTAGAGGACAAGATAGACTTTGAAGTTGAAGGTACTCCTGAGATAGAGGTAGTAGACGATACTCCTCCAGAAGACCGAAACAGAAAGCCAATGACTGAGCCTCCCAAAGAAATGGGCGACGATGAGCTGTCTAAGTACGACGAGAGTGTACAAAACCGCATCAAGCACTTTACTAAGGGTTATCACGAAGAGCGTAGGCGTGCAGAAGCAGCCGAGCGAGCAAGGGAAGAAGCAATAGCTTTGGCCCAAAGAATCATTGAGGAAAACAAACAACTCAAGGGTTCTCTCAATAACAACCAGTAGG